ACCAGATGTTGACAACGTGGCCAAGGCCATTCTGGACGCACTGAAGGCTCGATGGAGGGACGATACACAGGTCGCGAGATTGACAGTTGATAAACGGTGGACAGACTGCGAACAGGGACACACTTGGATTGAGATATTGGAGCTAACATGAAACGCAAAACGGCAGCAGTGGCAGCGGTCCCAATGGAGGCACCGAGGCCGGTCAGCAAGGTTAAAAAATTCCGAGTGAATGCGGACGGCAACGGCGTGTTGACGCTGGGGCGGAAGGCTCAGGAATCTGTGCTCATCCGGTGTGGTGATGTCACAATTGAGGTGGTGATGGTCGAGATACGCGGCGACCGGGCACGGCTGGCATTTTCCGCACCGCGAGACGTCGAAATCCTGCGGGCAGAGCTGGAGGGGAGGCCAGAGCCATGATGATTGATCGCAGACTGGTCGCACGACTGCAGGCACTGAGGCCGGGCGAGCGGTTGAAGTTGCCTGCGAAGTATCGGACGGAGATGAACGTGCGAAACCTGCTGGCGGCGGCGGGTGCGCAGACGTGGGATCTCGTCGAGTATATCGACGCACAGAAACGCAGCCGGTGGATCGTCGGGAGGGTGGGGCCATGAACGGGGATAAGTTCGGGGCGTGGTTTGGAGTGCCGGAGACGATGGCACAAGACCGGGAGGACCGCGAGTTTGGCCGGACTGGTCCCGGCAGTCAGTGGGATCCTGGGGAGATGCCGTGGATTCCGCGCCAGAGGATGCACCCGGATTTGGTTAAGAGGCTGCTGCAGGGCAGCAAGACAGAAACGAATCAGCCCACAGTGGGCTGATGTCTGATGGTTGTTTTTAGGAGATGCGAGCGGTGAAGATTACAACAGGAAAAAAACAAGTGCCGAGGCGCGTGATGCTGTACGGCACACACGGGATCGGCAAATCGTCGTGGGCAGCGCAGGCCCCCGGTGTTCTGTTTCTCAACGTCGAGGACGGGCTGAACGACATCGACTGCGCACGCACTGATCAGGTGCAGTCGTGGGAACAGGTCAACGCGGTCATCATGTGGCTGGCCAACAATCAACATGAGTTTCGCTGGCTGGCGATTGATTCGGTGGATTGGCTGGAAGCCATCATTCACGCGCAGGTCGCAGCAGACGCATCCAAAAAGTCCATTGCCGATATCGGCTATGGTGCGGGTTACAAGTCCGCCGTGGTGTATTGGGATAAGCTGCTGACGGGTCTGGATTGGCTGCGGAAAGAAAAGGGGATCGGTATCATTCTGCTGGCACATTGTGCCATCAAGAAACACCAGGATCCGACAGCGGAAAGCTACGACCGATACCAGCCCGCGTTGCATGACACGGCATCGGCACTGTTGCAGGAGTGGTGCGATGAAGTCCTGTTTGCGTCCTATCGGGTTTTCACGAAAAAGGAAGATCAGGGATTCAACCGGGATCGCGTGATTGCGTCAGGCAACGGCGAGCGGTTTGTGAGGTGCGTTGAGACTCCGACAGCACTGGCAAAAAACAGGCTGGCCATGCCGGAGGAGATTGAGTTTAACTGGGCTGCGTATGCTCAGTATGTTTCTGGTGTGTCTTCAGATGCGAAAGGTTGATTGAGATGGCGAGTTTGCATGACATCGACATGAACAACGTCGAAGCGGAAGCCCCTCGGGTGGCACTGCCAGCCGGTGAGTATCAGGCCGTTATCACGGAAAGCGACTACAAGACACCAAAGTCCGGCGGTGCTCCATATCTGGAGTTGACGTTGTCCGTTGTTGACCCGGCATACAAGGGCCGGAAGCTGTGGGACCGATTGAACCTGAAGCACACGAAACCGGAAGTCGTGGCAATGGCAAAGCAGCGGCTGAAGGCTATTCAGGACGCCATCGGACTGACAAAGGTGAGTGACTCGGTGCAGATGCACAACAGGCAGTTGACCGTGGTTGTGGCTGAAACCGAGTACAACGGCAAGCCGTCAAACGAGGTCAAAGGCTATGCCGTCAAGCGCAGCAGCGGGCAGCCGATGACACAGACGAGCTATCCAGCCCCCACTGCGGGACAGATGGCGAATCCGTGGGGCTGATGGTGTGTGTGTGTGGGTGGTATGCAGTCCCGGCAGCGGAAACGCTGCCGGGATTTCTGGCGGGGAGATGCGAGCGATGGAAGCACGGTGGTATCAGTCAGAGGCAAACGCGGCGGCGTGGCAATACATTGGCAGCGGTCAGGGCAATCCGCTGATCGTCCTGCCGACTGGAGCGGGGAAGTCCATTGTGATTGCACTGCTGATCCGGCAGGCCGTCGAGTGGGGGCAACGGGTGCTGGTGTTGGCGCACCGAAAGGAACTCCTGCAGCAGAACGCGGAGAAGATTGAGCGGCTGACGGGCCTGCAGGTGGGGCTGAATTCTGCAGGGCTGAAACAACGGGACATTGACAGCGCGGTGATTTGCTGCGGGATTCAGAGCGTCTACAGGGACGCGGCGGAATTCGGAAAACGCGGGCTGGTGGTGATTGATGAAGCACACTTGATTTCCGACGATGCGGGCAGCATGTACGGGCAGTTTCTGACAGAACTACGGAAGCTGAATTCCCCGATGTTTTGCGTGGGGTTGACGGCGACACCGTACAGAACAAACGAGGGCAGTTTGTGCGGTGATGGGCGGCTGTTCTCCGGGATCTGCTATGAGGCGAAAACGGGGACGCTGATTGAGGGTGGATATCTCAGCAGGTTGACAAACAATCCGGCAGACTCGCAAGCGGATCTGAAGGGCGTGGCAGTCCGTGGTGGTGAGTTTGTGGCGGCTGAGATGGAGCGAGCATTCAGTGGCGATGACATCATCCACGCTGCCTGCTGCGAGCTGACGATTGCCTGCGAAGGCCGGAACAGCGTGCTGGTGTTCTGCGCCGGTGTGAGTCACGCGGAACAGGTGGCGGCAGCCCTGCGGGATCTGACGGGGCAGGACGTGGGACTGGTGACGGGTGAAACACCCGCAATTGAACGGCAGCGAGTGCTGACGGATTTCCGGGCCGGTCATCTGCGGTGGTGTGTGAATGTCGATGTCCTGACAACAGGGTTTGACGCGCCACGGATTGACGCGGTGGCAGTCCTGCGGGCGACAATGTCACCCGGTCTGTTCGCTCAAATTGTCGGGCGTGGGCTGCGGATGGCAGACGGGAAAACGGATTGTCTTATTCTGGATTTTGGGGGCAATCTGCAGCGGCACGGGGCACTGGATTCTGACGATTACGGGGTGAGCAAACCACGGAACGCGGACGGATCAGAGGCACCCTCGAAGGTCTGCCCAAAGTGCCGGGCAGAGTGTGCGCTGTCTGCGGTCCGGTGCACGGAATGCGGGCACATATTCACGAGGGAGATGGACAGGGAGCCGAAACACGGCAGCGAGATGGACACACGATCGGCGATTGTCGGCGAGCTGCCCCCGCAGTGGTACGACGTGGAGCGGATGGACTGGCACCTGCACCAAAAACGCGGGGCCGGAGAAAAGCCTCCGACGTTGTGCGTGAGTTATCAGGTGAGTGATGAGACCATGCCACCCGGAAATCTGGCGTGGATTGTGGTTCGGGAATGGGTGTGCTTTGAGCACAGCGGGTTTGCATTTGAAAAGGCGTTCAGGTGGTGGCAGGACCGCAGCCAGTTCCCGGTGCCTGGGACAGTGGCAGAGGCCGTTGTAGCACTGAATCGGGGAGCCTGCCGGAAGCCGTCACGGCTGCTGGTCAAAAAAGACGGTCAGTTTGACCGGATCGTCAAGGTTGAGTTTGCTGAGGAAAAGCCGACGCGCGTGGCTGAGTTGGTTACGCCGGTGAATGATTGGGGTGATGAGGTACCATTCTGAAGGAGATGCGAGTGATGACTGAGGAAACAACCAGCGAACAACTGGCGGAGATTGAGGGACAGGCCACGGAATTCACACCACCCGACGGCTGGCGGGTGGTGCAGGAGGGTGAGGAGTTGCGGCAGGGTGATGTGCGGGTGAATGATTCGGGTGCGTACTCTGCAGTGCTGGTGACCGTCACAGGCGTAGTGCCGCCTGGCACACGGTACATCCGCCCGATTGAGCCACAGCCACAGCCGATACAGGTCCGCGAGGGCCGCTGGCGGACTCGAAACGGTGACATCCGGAACGTGACACCGACGCCGGAAGGTGACGGTCGGGAGGAGCGGTTTCCGTGGTGGGATGCTGCATATCGGCAGACGTGGACGTCAAACGGTCGCTATCACTTTGGCGGAGAGAGCCAGCGGGATCTGGTCGAGTATCTCGGGCCGATTGAGGCGGAGGACAAGACACAGGAGCCACAGCCGGCCTACACAGCCGACGAACTACAGTCGCAGCCAGACACTGAACTGCAGGCGCAAGTGACATTCCTCAAAGGTCGCGAGGTGACGTTGGGGACGCGACTGCAGCAGGAACGGGAGGTCACGACCAGATTGCGCAGCGAAGTGTCCTACGTGCAGAATCTGCTTGGCAGCGAGAAGCGGCGGGTAGGCGAGCTGGAAGAACTGGTGACAAGCCTGCGGACGATTAACGCTGCGCAGGAGAAAGCCTTCGAGGCAGCGGGCAAGGAGAACACCGACCTGCAGCACCGACTGAATGTCGTTGCGACCGAATGGGCGGAGCAGGCCGAAACGATCAGACGACTGCAGATCGAACTGGACGCAGCGCAGCAGGTGCCTGCAGACTCGCCAGAGCTGCAGCAGTTGCGATTGCGTCTGGCTGACATGACACTGGACCGGGATCAGTGCAAAACCGCCTACGACCAAATATTTGCGGATCTGGTAACCATCAGAGAGACCACGACAGCCGAGACGGTGGAGGCGATCGTGGAATGGCTGCAGCCTTTCCGAGGTTGTAACAGTCCGGCATTGGCACTGCTGCTGCTGGAGGCACTGCCGCACATCATGCGGCACCTGACAGGACTGGCAGAAGATTGACGACGGGCACAGGCTGCCCCATAATGTGACGACCGCGCAGCCGAGATGCGAACGGGTGCGCGGTACAAAGACACTGCCCCAATCCAGCCCGACAGGCTGGCCTCGCCCGCACGTTCTGCCGTTTCGCATCCGGCAGGGCGTGCGGTTTTTCTTTGGGCGCAAACAATGGATTACAGCAGAGTACCGGCGGAACTGACAGCCCTGCGACGATGGATGTTGTGGGAGGATCGACGCGGGAACAAAGTCCCGATCCAATGCACAGGCAACCTGGCGAAGTCCAATGACCCGGACACCTGGAACGACTTTGCAGCGGTGGACGGCAGGCCGAAAATCGCCACCGTGGTTGAGGCACCCTACACGGGCGTTGACCTGGACAACTGCCTGGATGAGTCCGGGAATCTGCGAGTGTGGGCACTGCCAATCGTCGCCAGGTTGATTGGCTGCAGTTACGCAGAGCTGTCACCGAGCGGGCGGGGAATTAAATTCCTGACACGGGCACGGAAACCCGAGGGCAGCACCTGCCAGCACAAATTCGGTGGCGAAAAACAGCAGGTTGAATGTTACGACCACGGCAGATTCTGGACGATTACCGGCGAGATGTACGGGGACTGTGAGATCATCGGGGACGGCCAACAGGCGATAGATTGGCTGTGCGGGGAGTATTTGACGCCGAAACAGCCGGAGGCCGCTAAACGCGGTCCTGTGCGTTCTGGCGTGGTGTCTGATGACGGGTTGCTGAAGCGGGCGACAGCCTACGCAGCCGAGGTACCGGGAGTGCTGGAGGGTGGCCGACAGGCGGCGGCGTTTTCTTTGTCCGGACATCTGCACGCGATGACGGACCACGACGGCAGACGACTGACGCCAGACCAGATTGCGGATCTGGTGGCGGAGTGGAACAGCCGGAACCTGCCCCCGCTGGAGCAGGTCGAGCTGGAGCGGGCGGTAGTGAATGGTGGCAGCAAGGGGACACCACGGGCGGACAAATTGCCACCCGAGATTCCGCAGGTGGATGTGGATCTGTCATTTCTGGACAAACCGAGGCCGGCGGCGGTCAAGCCTGCTGCAGGGCCTGACCACAAATTGCCGTCCGAGTTGCTGCAGATTCCGGGGCTGATTGGCGACGTGATGGATTACAATTTGCGGACGGCACATTACCCGCTGCCGGAGTTGGCACTGGCTGGAGCGATTGCTCTGATGAGCGTGTTGACCGGCGGGAAGGTCGTGGACAAGGGCAGGACGCGCACGAATCTTTTCGTGCTGGGGCTGGCACCGTCAGGAGGGGGAAAGGACCATTCCCGCAAACTGAATCGACTGATCCTGCGGGCAGCCGGGCACGGGGAAACCGTGGGGCCGGAGCGGATCGGCAGTCATGCCGGGATCATTGCCACGATGGCGGAACAATGGCTGACCCTGTTTCAGCTTGATGAGATCAGTCATTTGGTGATGGCCATGCAGGACCGGGGCAGCCCGCATTTGGTGCAGATTTCCGCAGTGTTGATGCAACTGTTTTCCTCTGCTGATGGTGAGTGGATTGCAGATGCGTATGGTGACCGCAGCAAAATCAAGAGGCTGCAGTATCCGCACGCGGTGCTGTACGGCACCGCAGTCCCGGAGGGGTTCTGGGAGTCGTTGACGGAAGACAACCTGAAGGGCGGATTGATTGGCCGGTGCCTGGTGTTCGAAAGCCCGAGATACGTGGATTATCAGGAGCCGTCAGAGGATGAGATTCCTCAATCCATCATCGACCGGGCGCGGTGGTGGTTGGATCTGCAGACCGGAACGGGCAATCTGGCGGACGTGGTGCCGGGGGCACACCCGCGCAAAGTCGATCGGGATGAGCAGGCACAGCAGCGACTGCACCAGCACACACTGGACATCAGCAAACGACGGATGACGGAAGACCCGACGCGGTCGGCGATATGGTCGAGGGCAGCGGAAAAGACGCACAAACTGGCGTTGCTGTTTGCCTGCAGCCGGTGCAACGGGGAGTGCTGGCCGACGATCAGACTGGAGGACGCAGACCGGGCCATCCGACTGAACAACTGGCTGACCCGCAGGATGTTGCTGGCGGCTGACAGGCACGTTTCCGGCAGTGAGTTTGGCCGACTGGTCAACCAGATGCGAGCGTTGCTGATTGAGAGGCCTGGGGAGCCGTGGACACTTACGCAGATTTGCAAACGCACCCGCAAGCTGACACCACGGCAGCGGCAGGATATCCTTCAGACTCTGATCCAGTCAGGGGACATCACAACAGAGACCGTAGAGGTAAACAAACGGGCACAGGTGCAGTATCGAAGCAGCGAGCAAACCGACTGAAATTCAGGCGCAAAAGTGCGCAATTGCGGCTGCGTGAACATGCCAGAATTCCCATCGTTTCACCTGAATTTCACGTAGGTGCGCAATTGCCGAAAGTGGTTGGTAGTAAGTAGTTAAGTATATATAAGAGAGTAAAATTCCTCAATTTCATACCCCCCCCCTGATTTTACCCATTTTGAGCCGTTTTGGCCTGTTTTTCTTTTCCCGCGTGAAATGCGCAATTCTGAGGAACGTGAACAAAATGACACGACGGACCATCGACGAAACCGGGCAGGACGTAAACGAGCGGCAGCCGGAGCCGGAGCAGATCTGGACAGGGTGGTATTGGACGGGAACCCATGTTGTTTGGGTGATCGGGACATCGTGGACACACCAGACCGTGTACTATCAATACAAAGGTGCGCTCGGAGGGGTGCTGGGCTGGGAGTGGTCAAAACACGTGACACATTGGCGGCGAGTACATGAGGCCGTGCAGGAGTCCGGGCAGGGGTTTGGCTGGAGTCCGCCTGTGCGAACCTGTTGACAATCCCAAATCCCGTGGCCACAATGGTCAGCAACGGAGGACGGCAGGACGCCACATTCACACAGGGCCAGGACGGCCGCGCGGCTGCCGCGCTGCCTCCGAGCGACACCATCGGCAGCCGCGATTTCTTGTCCTGTGGTGGGATTACGGAGGCGGTTATGGGTAAGGCGGCGCAGAAATTTGCGACATCGGTGACGGGCAAGTGTGGCGGGCTGACCGGCAGCAACGAGGACGGCGACAGAGTCGCAATTGATCCCATTCTGATCACCACGCTGATTACGACCATTCTCCCGGCGTTGGTACAATGGTTCCAGTCCTGCCGGGAGAAGCGAAGACAACAGGACCAGACGCCGCAGCAGCAGATTGCAGCGGCACACGCAGAGCCGAAGGCGCGGGCGAAAAACGTGGCAGCACTGCAGACGCGAATTCTGCAGGAATGCAAACGCGGGGCGGCAGCAGAACGCAAACGAGCACGCCAGACCGGTATTCCGGCGGACATCGGGCGATTCGCGATTGACTATGATTCGGCTGGCCGACTTGCGGACAAGATTCACAGTGAGGCAGCGACCATGCCAGCCAAAGACGCGGCTGCGTTGTGCGCTGAGTGTGGCATCACATGAGAATCCTCCTGCTGCTGCTGACGATGCTGCAGGATGGCACGATTGATTTCCCTGAGCCTCCTGCCCCTTTGCCGGTTGTGGTCGATGACACGCAGCCACAGCCGAGCGTGGACACGTTCGCCACTGACCAGCTATACCTGATTCAATCGGACATTGCTCTCGTGATTCTGGCGAGTCCTGCAGGGGTTCTGCAGGTGACACCCACCAAACAGGGAGCGGTCATTTTCAGCCGGTTCGCTGGCGGCAAGGGACTGGAGGAACGGGCCGTCAGCCGGGTGCATGGGTACGTTGTGCGCGGTCTGGCTGCAGGGACTGCAGAGCTGCTGATTCTGCCAGCGGGATCTGCGGATCTGACGGATCTACGAAGGCGAATCCTGAACGTCACGGCAGCCGAGACAACACCACCGGACGGCAGGCCACAGCCTCCGGCGGATGACGTGGCAGCGGCGTTCCGAGCCTACGAAAAGGCCTGGCGAGCGGCGCAGGGCGAATTGGCAGACCGTCTGGAGTCGGGAGAAATCACGTCAGAGAAAGCGGCTGCTGATTGGTTCAGTGTGGCCGGACAGGAGGCCCGCAAGCAGGCGTTTTTGCCGTTGCTGAGAGCTGAGTCAGTCGTCTTCGGCGGCGAGGGTTGGAGTCCGGAAAAACACGCACGCTATGTCAGGAGGTACGCAGATGGTGGCAATCGCAAATCTGCACAGGCCCAGTGATGCAGAGCGTGAGGCGGTCAGTCGTCTTGTGGACATTGTGCCGAGGGCTGGGGATTTCCCTGGCTATCTGGACGTGCTTCGCGATCCCGCAAACAGCCCACTAACGCGGATGCAGGTGGAGCGACAACAGCGCAACGACTGCCAAGGGAACGCGACGGCAAACGGCGAGGAAGTGCGGTCGTGGTATTGCAGCGGTCGGCAGCGCATGCCGGTGCTGTCCGAAATGTACGCCTATAATGCGTCGGAATACGTGATGCAGCCGAGCAACGTGGGCGGCGACCGTGGCACGTCGATTCACTCGGGTGTCAGAGTGTTGTGCGAGGGAATCCCGGGTCTGCAGGTTGACCCCGGATTGCCCACGGAGTCTGTCTGGCCTTACGCGCAATACTGCCGGAGGGCGTCGGAATTCGTGCGGTGTTGTCAGGGGCTGCAAGTTGAGGCACCACACGTCACCGAGGTCAAAGACCTGCCACCGTGGGACGATATGCTGGCCGCATTGGCTGCAGGGAGCACAGGACATATCGGCACGTTCTGGGGCGTGAGCTGGCGGACTGTGCCCGGTGCTCCGAAGCGGGTCATGGATCAGGCACCGCGGTCTGGCGGCGGACATGCCACCGAAATCATCTGGGCTGTGGAGGTCGGCAGCGATTGGTATCTGGCGGTGTGGAATTCGCACGGTGATGGGTACTATCTGATGAGCCGCAGGTGTTACGAACAACTCTGCAGAAACAGGTGGGAGCCGTTCGGCGGTTACCTGCTGACACCGGATCGAATGGTGGAACGGTACGACAGAATCACGCAGGGCGGAGGGTATTTTGCATGAGCTGGGTACCGTACGTGGCATTGAGTTGTGTGGCGTTTGGTGTCATGGCGTTCGGGAGCGACGAACCAACCCCAGCAGCCGTGGCGGATTTGGCCACGTTGTCAAAGCGGGTCACGGAACTTGAGCAGCGGGTGCGGGATCTGGAATCCGGACGGCCAGCACAACCGTCGGTGGTATCCGCACCCGCTGCCGAGGATTTGCCGGTGCTGGAGATACACAGCGAGACGTGGTGCGGTCCATGCCAGATCCTGAAGGCCGATCTGGCGGCACTGGGACAGGCAGGCGTTACGGTGAAATGGGTGCGATTCAGTGACCGCGTTCCAGCCCTGCGATGGACGGGGGCAGACGGCAAACCGGTGGTTCAGACAGGCTACACGCGGGGCACGATTGCGGGGCTGCTCGACCGGGTAAAGGCAGCGCATGTTGCACGAGCGGGAAAAAATCTGTAGGATTCTGGGAAGATTCCCGAAACGGACACAGGCCGGAAAA